AGTACTCGATACAATTTAGTTCTTAGATCAGTGTAAGATTTAAAATTACTTTCTGATACTAATTCCTGTAGAGAATGTTGTTCTCCCCAAACTCTTTCCAACTCTGCATCATCTTCAGACAATGGAGTAGCAGGATCGAATTCAGATTTATCGTAGTTCGGATAACCTTCGAATTGACGGATCTTCAATCTGAAGTTTGCGCCTTCCCAAAAATCAAACGGGTTGGTTGGTTCTTCATCTTCAAACGTAGGGTTCATAAGATCATTCAATTTATCAAAGATTTTTTTACCAAACTGATACATGAATACTTTACCTTCATTTTCAGTATTGCCTGGGTCTTTAACGATATAGACGTTAGCAGTATACTTCAGCCTGCGCTTCTGTTTACGTGCTTGTTCTTTATCAGCTTCAACACCAGAGTTCCACAGCTTAGAGTTAAACTCTGATACTGGGTCATCCTGATTTAAGGTGGTTAACGAGTTCTCGATATACCAAAGGCCTGTTGGTCCTTGGAAACCGTGATCCCAAATTCGTACGAAAGGCATTTCTTCACCTTTAGAGGCTGGTAGGAATCTAATGACTGCGAAGCCATTTCCTGCCTTATCTCTTGTTGGTTTCCAAAATTTTCCTGCGTTCGGATCTGAGTAGGATTTTGAAGATATCTTTTCTAGTTGTGAATTCAACTTGTCAAGAGTCTTCGAGCGGTTCTTCTTAAGTGAAGAAAAGTCTGTTAGTGCCATAATTAGTTCTCCTGTTATATAGCGATTTATTTGCGTAATATTACAATACAAAACGGTCTTTGATTATTTTCTTAAACCGATCTGCGTTAAAATCCAAAAAGGGTTTATACTTTTTAGATTTGTTTATTATATCAAAAGATACGTGTTTGTCAACTACTTTTTCTTGCCAGTATGAAAATATATTCGCACTGTGAGCAAGAATAGTAAATGTTTCCAAACTAATCTTCTTTTGTAATAACAATGTCATTACCAAAGGATGTTGTCCATCTCTTGATATAAAGTTTCGCTTGTATTCATCATCAAGATGAGCAAGCTCGGATTTGAAGATATAACCTAACGATTCTACCCTCTTCCTCCAATTCGTGTATCTGGCTTCTCCTTCACTGTCGAGTAGATCTCGAACCCAGATATTTTTATTTATTAAAAGATTACTCATAATTAAATTAATGTAATCATCTTTCTTTGCCAATTTAGCAAAAGAATAAGCATCGTTGCGAGCCATAAAGGTTTCGCGGTTTGCTCGTACCTTTCCATTATATTTAAAGTAATCGTAACTCTCCGTCGTAAAATGTTTCTTTAGTGCCAGAAATTTAACGTACGCGTTAAACGAATCATCACTTACTAAAGTCTGTGATATCTTGTTCATCTTCTTTCTTCACCATTCTTAAACTAACTGCCTCAGTCCGTATCTTTTCTTTCAACACCGAACTCTTCTTTACGATTTGTGCGATAGTCTCAATTTCAATACCATTCTTCTCAGAGTAATCAACAAGCGCATCAATATATGGTACGCCATTAGAGATGTGTCTACTTATTTCGTGGTGGATTTTATCTGGTGTTAAAGCAACAACGGACATATCAAGTTTTTCCTTAGTTTCTTTTTTAGTCATGTATACCTTATATTATATACTAGTTGCCAGGATATGTCAATAGTTATTTTTGTTAATTTTTAAAATGTTTTATTTGATTTGTTAGACTATTATACAACAGTTTGCTGTGTATGTCAATGGTTATTTTCTGAAATGTATAAAAATCCGCTCAATCAGTTAGGGGTTAACCTTTTTAATCGAACGGATATATTATAACAGGTTTTGCGCCAGATGTCAATCTATTTATTGATTAATAATTAGAAAGTGACATGGTAATGATAAAGAACGGCAGGACGATAGGGAATGTAATCAGCGACAGGGCTTTTGTGATCTCACAAAATCTACATACTTTTTCATTATCTCTTAATTTTTCGTATCCAGCAATCAATGCTAAAGTGGTCATCTTTCTCCTTCTTGGGGTATATATTAAATAAAATTATGTTACCGCCGGTAACAGAAAATATATATACAGAGTTGAAGAAAAAACTACTATAAATTTATATTATATTTTGTAATAGATTATATTACATTTCGTTATATGTTAGACTTCCTGAAAGAGTACGTTTTCTACGTATTGATTCTTACGTTCCTCGGTTATTCCCATTGCCAAAATTGAACTATGAAGCATTCTATTAAGTTTTTGTTTTTCACAATACTTGTTCTGTGCTTCGAGAGTATTAATCCATCTCTTAGTGTATTGAGGATTGTCCATCTCCATTGTATAGAATCTTGATAGTTCCAAGGCCATGTTAACAAGTTGTTCCGTTTCTTCACCAGAACGAATTGCACCAGCACCTACAATGTTTTCCGAAAAGATCTCTAAAGCCCAGTCAGGCATTATCCTTTCTTTCTTCCATTCAAGGCTTTCGGTTGCAGTTCTAAACTTAATCATATACGGATGTTTATCATTGTGAAGAACATCTATTGGAGAGTAGTCACAAAAGCAACCGCTAATCTTTTTTGGATTCGCAACAATATCTAATCCGAAGATAGGTAGATCAACATGTTCTCTTGGAAAGAAGTTAATATGCATTAACCATAACTTATTCTTTCCAACAGGTTCAATTGTCTTGAGATGCGCTTTACGAATCGTATCGCTTTCCCAAAAGTAATCTTTCCAGCCTTCAAGGTCAGCCGTATGGTTTTTGTTCTCAACTCGATCCATTGAGGAGTCAAAGTCGTTAATTAACGTTGCAGCAAGGCTTCTTAACTGGTCGAATAGTTCTGAATCAACAATCATTACTCTTCCTCAAAGGTACCCATCTTTCGAGCCAAAGCGTAATTCTCTGATTCGTATTCTTCTGAATTGTTATGGAACCTTTCAATTAATTCGTGGAACAATCTCTCTGCGTATTCAAAGCAGTTCTTTGCTTCTGCTTCCATACCGTCGTGTAACAGTTCTCTCGTTAATGCAATGAGTTCTCTACGATCTTCAAATTCATACATAAGACCTGACCCAGGAACATTACGTTTAATAATTTGACCGCCATGTGCGTCACCAAAGTGTCTTACGTATAAATGAGCAATCAGACCATCGTTGTCGTTATCTTCGGCTAAAGTATGAATATGTTTAACGTATTCTCTGGTTGACTGAAGATCATCTTCGATTTCTTCTAAATCATATAGAGCTTCGATTTCTTGGAGATCTTCTTCTATTGCGGTTGATCTAAAGATAGGCTCTAGTTCCATAGGTACAGAAACCGCACCTTCTAAAGCTCTATAGTTCTGCAGTTGAGCATGCAGGTATTCTTGGTATAGTTTAGGACTAATCTCACCGCTTAATAACAAATCTGCAAATTCTGTTCTTTCTGCGTTATCATGATGAGCGCGGGTTAGTTCTTTTAAGTTGTTTGACATTCTTTCACCTTTGTTTTTTAATAATAAATCTATTAATAGTATATGAAACTATTTATAAATAATAACTGAACACAATTGTATATATCCAAATGGAGCTAATATGAAAAAAGAAGTACAATTTTGTGATGTAAAAAGTGAAGCCATTCTCAAAGCAGAAATGGCAAAGATTGCCTACGAAGACGGACCTATAGCAAAAAGAGATTTTAAAGCTCTTGGCTATACTGGTCATACCTTTATTGACCACGACGGCGCACAAGCTCATTGTGTATGGAACAAAGAAGAATTTGTTTTATGCTGTAGAGGAACCGAACCAACAGAAATCAACGATCTCAAAGCAGACCTTAACATCTGGCCTGATAAAGCGCAGGTTGGTGGTTGGGTACATAATGGATTCCAAACAGAAATCGATGATATCTGGGAAGACATATTAAAGGTAATCGGTAAACAACTCAAAACCAAAAGATTAAGTATATGTGGACATTCATTAGGTGGAGCCATGGCAACAATTGCTGGGTCTCGATTAATGGAACACAAACCCGTTCTATATACTTTTGGATCGCCAAGAGTAGGTAACGGAAAATTTGTAAAAGAATGCGAAGATTTAGAACATTATCGTTTTGTAAATAATAACGATCTTGTAACTGTTATACCACCTTGGTTTATGGGCTATCGTCACCACGGTCAAGTTATGTATTTTAACTATAATGGTATCATTAAGAACCTTGCTTGGTGGAGAAAGTTAAAAGATAAACTACGAGGTATCGTTACTTCGTGGATCAAATTAAAACCTTTTGACGGTCTT